ATCTCTAACTCTTATACCTCTAGATTTAAATCCAGCTGGTAAGTTAGCCAAGGTTCCCGCGTCCAATAATTGTCTAAGAGCTGCTGTTGCAGTTCTTGTTAATCCGCCAATCATGTGTATCAAACCAAACCCATAAAAACCTGTGCCTGGTAAGAATTTAAATTGTACAAAATAATTTATTTTATTTTTCTTTGGATCTTCTGCTTTGTAATTTCTTCTAATAGATAAAACTTTATTACCTGCTTGAGATACAGTTATAACATATGGAAGTTTAATACCGGTAGGATTACCACTTGCATCCATATCTTCGTAACCATCTAAATCTAAATTAGTGTGTATTTCATAAAGTGTATATTGATCTTCTTGACCATCTTTTGATATTCCTTCTAATTGTAATTTTTTATCTTCTAATTGATTTTCTGTTACTGGTGGTGTTCCTAATTCTATATCTCTATAAAAACCAGCTACTTGTTGTTTTCTTAATTCATTCTCTGAAATTTTTATGACATGTATCACTGCTTCTGCATCCTCTAATGAATTTGCAGAGTATGGTACAATTAAATCATCTGCCGGTACAAACTTTGACACGGCTCTACCAATAATATCATCGTAATAGACTTTTTTAAAAGTAGAGCCAGAGAGAGGGAGATAGAATAACATTTGATCAAACTCTGGTTCATATTCTTTCATCTGATCCATAATTTGATAATTCATAAAATCTTTTACACGTTTAGCTTGTTCTTCTTTTGCAACGTTTACATCTCCTAAAATTTGAGTTCTTACTGGTCCGTCAGACGGGAGTAATTCTTTATAAGCTTGCGCTTGAAATTGCGTAACAGCTTCAGCAAGTACAGGGTGATTGACACCACTCGCACCTCTAAAGGGTTCAGTTCGTCTTTCATATTTAAATCCTAATAGTTCTAGTCCGTTTCGATATGTATCTTCCCAATCACCACGAGACTCTTTGTATTCGTTATATTGTTCTACCATTTTAGCACCAAGAGGTTCTAAAATTTCATCACCTAAAGTTTCTGCGAGATTTGCAAAATGATCTTGCACTGGATCTACTGCAGTTGGATCAAATGAAACTTCTGCTCCACCCATTTCATCCATCGCTACCTCAACAGGTCCCGTTGGTGTATCAATAACCTCAGCCATTTTTTTATTTTCAACTTCGATTATTTCTTCTTTTGGAGTTTGTGTTTGATTTGTATTTGGTAATGGTTTGTCAATTTCGGCCATTTGTTATCCTATTTATTTTTGAATAAAGTTTCAACACCCGACCCACTGATATCAGGTATTTCTATTACTGTCAAACTCACGTCTCCCCCATCCTTTAACTCTTTTCTAAAACCAAAATTAACACCTGTGTTGCCTTCAAGATCACTACGTAAGTCACCACTTAATGTGCCACCAAATAAAGGTATGCCAGTTTGCATTTGTAAATTTTTATTTCCCTCAAAATCAGTTCCAATGTTAAGACCAACAGGACCTATACCAGTCGTAAATGATAAATCACCAACTAATTGATCATCCTCTAAAGATTCTATTGGATCTATAAGCGCTGAAAGTAATCCTCTGTTAGCTAAAATTGCATTTAAACCAATGTTAGTGCTTCCAACAGAATAGGGTTTTAATTGAACAAAAGGTGTTTTATTATCTTTAACTAAAGTTACGGGTCCATCACCAAGACCTGCAGCGAGCACTCCTGATGGTTGACTATATTGTTGAGTTTTTGCTAGATCTCTTAAATCAAATTCTACTCGTGATGGAGATGTATTTGCAAATCCTGCATCTGATGTCACCTCACCTTTATCTTGATTAGATTTATCATTTGGTCCGCCCATGGTATCACCACCATATCTTAAACCTACACGACCACCATCTGCATTTAAAGATCTTGAGGGTTTGCCGCCTGTTTTTAAATTTTTAAGAATTGTTTCTAATTCTAAAATTCCTTGGTCAGTTGGTTCAGGTGCACCAGGTGGAGGAAATTTTGTAGATCTTTTTACACCTTCTGAAAGACCTTTTACTAAAAATTCTGCTTGTTTTCTGTCCATACCTAATCTAACTGCTTCATTAATCATTACATCATTTTGTGCTTTAAAAGTAAGATTCGTACTTCTTAACTCTTTAGCCATCTCTAATAAATAAGATACTATATCTATCCTTCCAGATTGCGCCGTGTCTTTAAAATTTTTTATTTTATCAGTCGCCATAATCCCTTCTTTGACATCTGCTTTCATAAATAATAAATTAGGATCATTTGTAAATTTATCCACTTTTTTAGGATTAAACTTGCTCAACATTTCAGAAGGTTTTTCTAAACCTTTTTCTTTAGCTGCCATTTTTATCATTTGTCTAAGCAGCCCTGCACCTTGTGGAAGTTTGCCTCCCATAAACATACCAACTCTACCACCATCAGCTTTTTTGTTTTTTTCTTTTATGATTCGATTGTAAGCATCTATCATTGCTTGTCTTTTGTTTTTAATTTTGCTTTTACCTATTTCTCTCATCATTTTTGCTTTTTCTCGCATTGTTAAAATCTCATCAGCTCTAGCTCTTGCACCCATGGCTCCCAGACCTTCATCTTCTAATGATTCAATTAATTGTTCTTTCTTCATCTCATCAGTGTATGCAAAAGCCCCAGCTTCTGGATCTACCAGACCAACATTTGCATTACCTGTGCTAGTGTCAACCTCTACAAAAATATCTGGTCTATCTGGGTGAACATATTTTTTAGTTGTAAGAGTTGTTTCTATCTGATCTCCCTCATCGACAACCTGTTTGATTGCCCTGTTAAAAAAATCCATGCCCTGACTTTTAATCCCCTCACCTGTCTCTTTAAAAATATTAAGGTATTTATTCATACCTTTGTTTTGTGCTAATACACCCAGTGCTTTAAAAATACTTTTATTCATCTCTATTTATTTAATAAGTTATATAAAAACCCCTCCTGGTTTTGATAATTTTTGTATGCATCATATGCAGATAATCCAGTTCCCAATAATAACCCAGGAATGCCTAAAAATCTAGTGGCACCTGCAATCATTCTTGGACTCATTCCTAATCTTAAAACACTACTAGTAAGGCCTGGTCTAGCTTGTCCTACATTGCTTAAATTAAAATAATTACGTAAACCTTGTGCCATTGTTCTTTTTGGTGCACCTTGAATTACACCTGCACCTCTAGAGAAAGGCTCCATAAATGCAACACCTAATGCTGGTCCAAGCGGATCTGTCAGAATCTCTGTTGCAGTCTCACCCTCTTCTAATCTTTTTGCTGCTATGGGCACTTCAAGTAAACCAGTCATGGCTGGTGTACCAATAGTCGTAAGCAAAGGTTTTAATGCACCAGTAATCCCTAGTGCAGATCTAACTTTACCTCTACCAAGTTCTCGTGCTGCTTTGTAGGCACCTGGAACTTCTGGCGCAGCAAATCCTAAAGACGTACCTGCTGTAACTTTTAGTGGGTTATCTTTAATGTAACTTAGTATTTGATTTTGACTTGCGGGCTGATCTGTATTTTCATTTACAATCGCACCGACGTTTGGATCGTATTTTATTGGTGTGCCCACTTCTGGTTGTTTAACTTCACTGGCTTCAACTCTGGATCCTAATAAACTCACTGTAGGCAAAGTAGGTAAAGCACCGATAACTGCTGCATTTGATATTTTACTTATTCCTAAAGCTCCGATAGTTCCTGCAATAGCAGCCGTAGCCAGTTTTCCAATAACAGGAACTTTAGACATAGATATTAAATATTTACTATTTTTAGCAATATCAGTTCCTTTATATTTATTTATAACTTCTTCTACTTCAAAAGGTTTTGAGGTTTGATTAAATGCTATTTTATCAATTGGATTAACTCTTAAATCTGTTTCCGGAATAGTTGCTTCAAGCTTTCCTATTTGTGGACTAACATAATTTTCAAAATTAAAAACTGCTTTTTTTAAAGCAGTGTTAATTGGAGTAGGAGAGTCCCCTAGTCTTGGAGTTTTTGGATCTATAACCACTTGTTGATTTTTAATTTGAAAGTCTCCTATGTCATAACCTGTTTGTCCTCTAAAATCATCTCTAATATCTTTTACTTTTTGTAATATGTCTTGTTGTACTGAAGGACTTGCGCCTCTAGCATCTCTTGCTAGATTAGCTATTTTTACATCATATCTTCTTTTAAATTTATTTAAGGAATCTTTTATGTATTCTATTCTAGTAAAATTATTTTTATAGTTTGGAAAGTTTTTCATTAATCCTTTAATATCTGTGTGATCGCCAGCAATATCAAAACCAAATCCTTTCATGGCTGCAGCTGTATCGTCGATAACTTTAATGTCTTTTTCTGGTAAACCTAAAAGTCTAGCCATTCCAGAATTACTCAATCTTTTTGCAGACGATGTCATTAAAATCATATTTTTATGAAGTGGACTATCTAAATAATTTAATGGTGGTTTGATAGTTTCATATTTATTTGCAGCATATCTTAAGTTACCTGCAGTTCCTGCATATATATTTCCTAATCTAAAAATTCTACTAGCAAAATTTTCAGTTGCCTGTTCCATGGGAAGATTTGTTTTTTCTGCAAATCTTCTAATTAATGTTCTCACTCTTTCTGTATCAGGTATTGCTTCGTTTAATAAAACATCATTACTACTTTTGATAACTTCATCTAAAGCTTTTACTTCAGGAAAAATAGCTTCGTGTTTTGTAATTAATTCTTTATCTATATTTTGTCTTTTGACAGATCTTTCTACAAAATTAGCAGTTATAGGCACTCCAGAATTTTTCATAATTGTTTTTGCTATGTGAGTTGGATTTTCAATTTCTGGATTTTTATCTAAAAAATTTTTTACCAAAGCATCTTTTTGTTTTTGAATTTTTGCGTCAGTTCCTGGTTTAGATTCTGTAACTCGATCAACTTTTAATTTTCCATCTTTTAATAATTTTTTATATTCTCGAGCCCACGTTGTTAATCCTCCTAATTTAGTTGGTCTAACTTTAATTAAATTTTCTGCTTCTAAAGTATCTGTTACTTCTCTAGTGCTTAATCCTTCATTTAAAAGTTCAATAGCTCTGTCTTCATAGTCAGGAAAAAATTTAGAGTATGGTGCACCTTTTGTAGATAACCCAAAAACTTCAATCATAATTTGTTGAGCATTTGATACTCTAATTTTTGCTCCTGATTTTTTAAGTAAATCACTAGCTGTCTCTTCAAAGAAAACAGCTTGAGGTAAAGTAGGGTCAGGATTGTTTTTAATTCTTTCTTGAATGTAAGCTATAAATTTTAAAGCTTCGTCACTTCTTACGTTGCTGCCCATTACACTACTCCGCCGAACATGAATCTTGATTTAGGCGGTTGAATTCTTGACATAATTTCATCAACATACTTATTCCAGAAAGTTAAATCATAATCAATTTCTTCAAATTCTAATTCGTCCGCAACTTTTTGTACAAAAGCCTTTGGATCGTTTTTTAAACGATCTCTTGTATCTGCTAGATTTCTAAATATAAAATTAACTTTTTCTTCATCAACTCCTGCTCTCTCTAAATCATCTACAATTCCATTATTTATTTTTGTAACAACATTACTTGTAGCTTGACTATAAGAATCAAAACCCATTGGTCCATCAGACAATCCCTCACCCCTCCACCATTTCGGTCCGAAGGTTGCTATGTCATCATCTAAGTCAGCTAATAATTCTTGTTTTATTTTTGTATCAGCAGACATATCCGCGGCACGCGCTAGTGTAGTAGCTGCCTTTTTACCAGGTTCTAAATCTAAAACCATCTTATCACTAAAAAGACTTCTACTTTTTCTGTATGGTGGATTGTCTTTAAAAATTTTTCTAATATCTTCGTTCTTAATACCAGCACCACGCATTTTTCTTACAAACTCTGCAACTTCACCTCTGTCATCAAATCCATCTTTATCTTTAGGGAATAGCGAACCGATGCCTTCTTCTTTTGATTTGCCTAATTTTTCTATTAATTCACCGAAGTCCTCATCACCTCGTATCTCCACATCAGGGTTTTGTCGTCTTACTTGATCTGTACCTGGTGTGTCAGACATATCCCCAGCTCTTTGCACGTTAGGTCCTCTTGTAGGTAAAATAGTTTCTACCGCATCTACACCCTCAAGAGTTGTAACATTGTCCGGTGCATCTTTGGCAAATTCATTTAAGATAACCGCACGATCTTCTTCAGTAACTGATTTACCCGTTGTATTAAAATAATCTGTAATAATATCTTGAACTTTTGCAGATCCATCTTTTATTCGATCTCTAAATTTTAATAAAGTTTGTAATAACAATCTATTTGCCATTAGTAATATGTCCTCTCCGTTCGTGGCAATGCATTATCTTTTTCATCTTCAGGGTGAGATACAAACCCGCCTTGTCTAAAACGCATCACCGCTTGTGTTGTGCTGTCCACCAAATCGTCATGATCTCCATACGGAAATGATGCACATTCTTCTATAACCTCTTCAGCGAACTTTTCATCCGGCGCCCATATTACACCCGACTCAAACAACGGGGATACAGCGTTAACTCTAGCATGTTTGTCTTGGCCTTTGCTAGGTGTGTAATTTATAACAGGAATGCCCATCTTTCGCAACTCGTAAGTTAAAGGCAAACCAGATGCTTTAGACTCAATAATAACAGTTTCAGGATTCCAGTATTTATATTGGTCTAATGCTTCTTTACGTAGTTCTGGAAACTCTAATCTATCTTTAAATGCATCTAACAATATTAAATTAGCTGGACTATCATCATCTGGGTAAAATACACCCCAGGTGGTAATAGCAGAATAATCGGCAGTTTCTTTTTTTAAAAATGCAGTATCGTAAGATTGTATTACATGTTGCAATGGCGGAATATAACCTTTGTCCCAAACTCGCCACCACTCACGTTTAATCAACGATCCTTCTTCCGCTGTTGGATTTTGCATCCACTGCGCGTTCCACTTACCTAAACTTAGTGAGGCCTTTACACCTTCTAATTCTTCTAGCTTCCAATACTGTGGCCAAACAGGTTTACCCGATGGCATGATCGCAGGAAATTCTATTATCTCCCACTGATCTGATTTTAATTCTTTTTGTGAACGAAGTAACATTCCTGTTAAATCTTTCATGTTCCATCTGGTCATGACAACTACGATTGCTCCACCAGGCTGTAAACGTTGACGTGGTCCTGATGTATACCACTCGTAAGCTCGCTCCAAGGCGGTGACGTTCAGTGCATCTTGTTCCGAGTGTGGATCATCGATAATCAATAAGTCCGCACCACGGCCCGTGATTGCCGATCCCACACCCGCTGCATAGTACTCACCTCCTTGCTCGGTTTCCCATTTACCCGCTGCTTGTGAGTCCTCTCTGAGTCGTGTCTTAAATATTTGTTGGTACTCAGGGGAGTCAATTAAAGTTTTAGCCTTTCGACCAAAACGGATCGCGAGTTCTGTTGTGTGGGTTGTCTGTATAATTTTAAGATCAGGTTTACGTCCTACCATCCAAGAGGGAAGAAGGAAGGACGCGAACTCTGACTTAGTATGCCTAGGGGGCATATTAATAATTAATCTTTTTATTTTACCTTTAGCGAGTCTGTTAAATTTGTCAGCGATTTTTTTGTGAT